ATGGGGATCATCATGAGTTCCTAGGAGCCTTTCGGGGCTCCCGGGGCTGGATGCTCTCTTCAGACCTAACGGCTGCTTCGGACCTAATTCCACTCGACCTTGTTGGGTCGGGTGTTATAGGGCTCGAGCAGTCTGGTAGGTTCTTACCCGATGAGATTCTGGGGCTCCGCATTTGCGGAGGTCCTTATGATGTCTCATGGGGTTCTTTAGGTTCAGGTGTATCACAGTGTGGTATCTTGATGGGCGCCCCACCTACGTGGGGGCTCCTTTGTCTCGTTCACCTCTTCTGGCTAGAAGCGGCGCGCGAGGCTTCCCGTCAGCTGGTCCCTGCTCGGATCTGTGGAGACGACTTAGTCGCCTCCATGGATCCAAAACAGAGATCAGCTTATGAGGAGAGGTTGTCCGCTTGCCACGGACTCCTCTCAAAAGGAAAACACGCCTATCATCGTACCCATGGGGTGTTCTTAGAACAATTGTTTATAGCAGATCGTGTAATCGTACCAATTAAGCTTGTAACTACCTGCAACCTAACGGTTGTAGGTGACTTCACTTATATGGTCGATGAAATTGAAAACCTCCACCTGCTTCGTACACTGCCTCTACGTCCGTTTGTATTGCTGCAAACGGATATAGCGGCAGGGAAGAGACAGGTCTCGAAAGGGACCTTGCCTCTTCCTCTCGCGATAGGGAGTGTGTCGGATGGTCTGATGCGGGCTGGCTTTCCAGCTAGCCTCATCGGACGCGCTACCCAGGCCTTGTGGCCTGGGTTACCAGGCTTCTTTCGAAGTCTGGGGGTTCCGGCGTTTCTCCCGTCGTGTCTTGGTGGTGGTGGTTTGTTATGTCTCCCTGAGGGCTGGGACCTTAGCATTCGCAAGTTTTCTAGACTTGTTCGTGCTTCGGTCGTGGCCCTCTGCTGTGGTAACGGTTCAGTTTCCTTTATGGATCTGACCCGTCTGCCCCCTCCGTTGCTAGCAATGGCATTGGAGGAGGCTGATGATCTTCTCCCCAGGCATCCTCATCGGATATCTGGAGTGAAGCCTCAACCATGGCTTGGGTCGATAGAGTGGCATGATATGGGGGCCCTTCCGGACTTCCGTATCATTGCCGCTCTTTCGGCTCAGGAGAATTATCTGCTACAGATGCCCATGGAGTTTCTTGGAAGACCCTTGCGGGTCTCCATTGGCTCCTGGGCCCAGGGTGTCCACCGTAAAAGGATTGCTCTCGCAAAGCTTTCCTGGTGGTCTGCGGTGCACCGCTCTTCATTTCCTCTCTCACGAGCGGTACTGAAGTGTCAGTGCTGGCCGCATGTCTGGCTTCCGGGTTCTCCGGATCCAGACTATCCTGGGATTTATGGTATCCCCATGTATATAGACTGTGCAGCTGTGCGCAAGAAGGAGGGT